CAGATGCTTTCAGCAAATCAATGAATTTGGCTGCTTATAGCGCTAACGTTGAGTTCACATTCGGCAGCAACGCTGCAACAATCCAGGCTTCAAACTCAATGTATGCTGGTAACGTTGCATCTATGATGGCTGTTAACGATTTAATTAAAGTTGGTAATGGTGATATTGGTGAACAATATCTCAAGATTACAGCTATAGCAACAAACGGTGCAAACGTAGAACTAGATTTTGAAGATAGATTCAGACTGCGTGAAACATGGAAAACAACTTCAACTCTCGATCGTTATTGGGAATTCTATAATGTTGTTGACACTGCCCCAGGACAGTCAGAATATGTAGCAAACTTCGGAAATACATCAGCAAATGATGAACTTCACATTGTTATCGTAGACGAAGACGGCAAGTTCACCGGCGAAGCTGGTCAAATTCTAGAAGTTTATAGAAATCTTTCAAGAGCTGAAGATGCAAAAACAAATGATGGTGCTGCTCTTTACTATAAAACAGCGTTAAATGATAGATCTGCTTATGTTTGGTGGGCAAATGATAGATCAGGTGCTGCATCAAACAACGCAACAAACGTTGCAAGCTCAACAAATAGCGCAGCTCTTAATATAAACTTCTCACAAGGACAGGATGGATTCACTGAACTTGCTGCTCCATTAGGACTTATTGCATCTGGTTACGATCTATTTGCTTCAGCAGAAGATGTAGATGTTTCACTTATCCTTCAGGGTAAGGGTAAATCAAATGCAGATCTTGCAAATTATATCATCGATAACGTTTGTGAAGTAAGAAAAGACTGTGTTGCATTCGTATCACCACTTAAGAACGACGTTGTTAATAACGTTGGAAGTGAACTCGATGCAGTTTTAGCATTCAAGAATAGTGTAAGAAGCACATCTTATGCTGTTGTTGATTCTGGTTATAAGTACATGTATGACAAGTATAACGATGTTTATCGTTGGGTACCACTGAACGGTGATATTGCTGGTCTATGCGTACGCACAGATAATACAAACGACCCATGGTGGTCACCTGCTGGCTTTAATCGTGGTAACCTAAAGAATGTTATCAAGCTGGCATATAACCCATCTAAGGCACATAGAGATCAGCTTTATAAGGCTGGCGTAAACCCAGTAGTTGCATTCCCTGGTCAAGGAATTGTTCTATTTGGTGATAAGACAGCTCTTAATAAGCCATCAGCATTCGATCGTATTAACGTTCGTCGTCTATTCATTGTTCTTGAAAAGGCAATTGCTACTGCTGCTAAATTCACTCTATTCGAATTCAACGATGAATTCACTAGAGCTCAGTTTAGAAACCTAGTAATTCCTTATCTAAGAGATGTTAAAGGTCGTCGTGGTATTACTGACTTCTTGGTTGTATGCGATCAAACAAACAACACAGCAGAAGTTGTTGATAGAAACGAATTCGTTGGCGATATCTATATCAAACCAGCTCGTTCAATTAACTTCATTCAGCTCAACTTTGTTGCAGTTAGATCTGGCGTAGCCTTCTCTGAAGTAGTTGGCAAGTTCTAATAAATAGATTAAAACAAAGGAGTCGACTAAAATGGCTTTTAATATAGACGCATTTAAATCAAACGGTCTGGTTTTTGGTGGTGCAAGACCAACTCTATTCAGAGTTATCATGCAGTTTCCAAACATCATTCCAGGAAATCCAGAAAGAGCTAGTTTTCTAATTAGATCAACATCACTTCCATCATCTTCTGTTTCTTCTGTTCCAGTACCATACTTCGGAAGAAAGATTAAGATTGCTGGTGATAGAGATTTTGAAGACTGGTCAGTAACATGCATGAATGACGAAGATTTTGAACTTCGTAATTCTATGGAAGCATGGCTTAACATGATTAACACACACGTGTCGAACAGAATGGGAAGCGGTCTTACAGGTCCTACAGGTGCTGGTCCAGATCAGTATAAGACTGATCTAATTGTACAGCAGTTCTCTAAGGCTGGTCCATCAAATTCTTCCGGTGTTATCAGACAATATAAGTTTAATGGCGCTTTCCCAACTTCAGTTGGCGCAATCTCATTAGACTGGGATTCAACAAATACTATTGAGTCA